GTTACGACTGTAACCCCATTGCCACTTGAGGCCGATGGGTCCAGCGTAACGCCAAGCGGTTGAAAAGAATAATATGGTTGATTGTTTCTGTATCCATCTGCGCTATCTTCAAAAGAAAATGTTTCTATAACAAAAGTAGTTAAACCTGTGCGTACAAGTTTACGCGTCATAAAAGTTTGATGTGCAATAAACATTACATCACCAGATTGAGCGAATGTTAGCTCAGGAAGAATGTCATCAGTAAACGGTAAAGCACTATTATTAGAATCTACTGATGTGCCAAAACAAAAAGCTACATTTCCGGTTGTGGGGTCAATTTGAAATACCCTAAGTTTTGCGTCCTCAAGCGAAACAATATAACGCTCGTCATCAGAGAATATAAATGGAACAAGTCTTATTTGCTGCGACTTACTTGAGTCGTAAGTTGTTTCGTACTCATATATTCTTTTGCTGCCAAAGCGTTTTACTAATCCGCCTTCATTACGCAACAAAAAATTATTAATAGTTTTAGCTGCGTTTGGATACACCTTTGTATCTGTCCTTGAAATCAAAGACGGACTTACTTCACCAAATTGAAAGTTTGTAAGCGGAACCAATATTCTAGGCATTAGCTACGCCTTTCAGCAATAAACCTCGAAGTAGTAAGTTTTCTTGAAGTCTGCTGCTGTGAGTCAAGACTTCTAGCCTTTGCCATTGACTCTCTAGCCTGCTCTTTCATAAGAGCAGCAAGCGTTGCGTCTCTTGCAATAGACGTTGCAAAAACTACAGACAAAGAATATTCAACAGCTATTGTAAAGTATGAAGGCCAGTCTTGCTCATTAGCTCTAAATGTGTAATCAGCCACAACAATGTCGGCGGGGTCTGTATCAGCAAAAACTTTATTACCATATATTTGATACTCAATAGGCAAATCACCTACTGTAACAGCATGTAGCATTAATAAATCTGCCGGAAGTTGATACGCCCTGTCGTATCTACCTGTAGGTTTGGCAGATAATAAATTTAACAACCCTTGATTTGTCGCAAATCTCCAGCGTGAATTTACTAATGAAGCTCTAGCAACATCTTCATACATATTTGAAGCCACAAGTGCTTCAGTTGTATTCTCATCAAATGATGTAATTGGATCTGCGCCAATAAGAATTAACGCTCTAGCGCAAATATCTATTGGTGAGTTAGCTGTTGTACTGGTAACTGCCATATATGGTTAGGGGGGTAAGTTAATACCTTGACCCCCCTACTCCTTTAGTCTGAGTCTGTTTCAGCTATAGCTGTACCATCAGATACATCTACAACAGAACCAGTATTAGAAAGCACACTAACAAAACTTGTTGTTGGTGTGTTTGTGTCAGCTACAATAATAACATCGCGAACATTAAGCATGTTTGCTGCGTCATTAAAATAACCTTCTGTGTTTACAGTAGCAATAGCGTCTGCGGTACTATAAAACCACAGGTTGCCATTAGACGCCCCTGCAAGACGATTAAGACCAGATGCTGCATATGCCATGTCTAATCCTCCTAGTTGTTGTCAAGGACTTCATAGATACCATTGTCATCAATAACAATAGAACCCATGGACATCATTGAGGTTGCAAGGTGTGACACACGCTCTGGGACATAGTTCAGTTCAGTCGTAACGTCTGCACCGATACCAAGTCCAATAGATGATGTGTGATACGCCATATTTTTACCAGCAGTAACGGCTGATGTAGAGAAAATCTTGAAACCAAGAAATTCTTTCATTGTCATGCCGCCAGCAAAAGGAAGGCTTTGCTCACCAACAAAGTCACTTGAAGCAAACTCAGTAATGTTGAACAAGTCAGCGTAACCAGCAGGGTGCATCGCAAGATAACGCCCACCATCTTCTGGGATGTTAGCTGAACCAAATGTTTCAAAAAGAGTCAACAGATTTGCTTTTGTAAGAGCAGCACCAGTTGCGCTAATTTGAGTTGAGTTTGCGCCAGCATCCATAGCAGTGATAAGAATCTCATCAGTCTTACGACCAAGGGCAGCAGCAGCAGATTTTGCTACAGCTTGACGCTCATCAATGTTTGTCTTCAGTTCGTCTAGCTTGTCGATATACTCGGCAGCATAGAAATCAGACATTGTTGCTTCTACGTTGGTGTGTGCCAACTCCATTGGAGTTACCATACCGTTTCGTGATTTAGTTGAAGCAGAGCCTGTTCCGATTTTTTGGAATCGAACAGTGTTCCCACGGACGCTTGATACAGTACGCACAGTGTTCCGCAGTTTAGAACCCATGCGCTGATAAGCCATGTGAACCTCTGATTCAAACTGTTTAATAAAGGCGGTGTCAATTGTATTCGCCATTTTACAGTCCTCTTCATAGGATTAAGGTTGATATACTTACTGCGGTTGTCTGTTTTTCACTTTCAATGCGATTATCCGTATGGGTCGCTCAATGCATTACAGGCCGATTAAGATAATAAACATTATTTTCTTGTTTTCTGCAACGCACAAAACGCATCATGTTATGCCCATGGAAGTTGTATGGCTCTTCATCAAACACAAAACCACACCATGTAAGCCACATTACCGTGTCGGTATGATCCTCTGGTACAAAGTTTTCTATTATTGAATAGTCACTTTGCAAGATATCTATAGCTGGTTTGCATCCTCGCAAGAACCCAACCCAATTTTTGTTTATATCATCTGTACCGAGCATCCAAACCCTAGCAATATCATTGCTAATAGGCACTGTACCGCACATAGCAATCACAGTATCATCATGCCTAATAGAATAGGTTCTGTGATTATCTTGCGTAAAAGGCTCTAGAAGAGCCTCTAGCGGCTGCAAACCGTGTATAAGGCACTCTCTAGCGTCAAGCATTCTAAGGCTGTCAGCAATCAACCTAGCGTGATCAGGGGTAGCTTTTATCAAGCTAACTCTTCCAGCTCTGCCTATTTCTTTATCCATAAAGGCGTTTGAACCCAGCGTCTACTTCAGCAATAAATGTTTGATCTCGTTTAACTGGATCATGATACCGAGGATCTAACATCATTTGATTGAGTTGTTCTTGGGTAACTGTGGCAACAGCTTGCCCATCAATAGATGGCCCACCTTGTTTCATTGACTGCATCATAAACTCAAGTGCTTCAATGCCATCCGCTGTTTCACACATACGCTCAATAGCCGGAAGATGCTGCTCTTCAAAGAATTGATTAGCAAACAAGCTAGCCGCTTCTTGCCTAGCTTCAGCATTGTCACCAAGTTTAGAAACTTCTGCATCATAATCAGGCTCACCAGCACTTAAAGCTTCAGCGTACATGTTGATGCCTTCTTCAAACTGCTCTTGGCTGTATCCATTTTCAAATGCAGTTTCAGACCACCACTTAAGAAGCTCGTTATCAGTAGCCATTTCGTCATCAATTGTTTCCGGCAATTGGTAGTCGCCAGCAGTTTCTGGGCGATTAGCAAAAGCCTCATTGCTTAACTCTTCAATGAGAGCGTTGCGAATGTCTTCATCTTTTTGACCAAGCTTTCCTTCAAGATTTGTATATGAGGCTAGCAAATCCTCTGCTGTTTTAAATTTTTCTGGCAGCCAATCTGGACGAGCCTGCTCATCTGTTTGCAGTAAAGGGTCTCCACCTTCAGTAACTACCCCAGAATCTTCTACTTGTGTTTCTTCGTTCATGTCTTAACCTCTTTGTTTTTGTGTGCATTTTGCATACGAGTTTCAATGAGGCCAACGATATATCGCTGTCCTTCCATATGGCGCAATTCAGCGTCAGAAACGCCAGCACCATTAACCTGTTCAATTGTTATGGAACGCAAGTATTTCAATACAGATCGCCCTGCATCTGTGTTGAATAACGTAGCTATATTTAAGTTTATCTTTGTGTCTTCACTCTTATCACGGCGAAATCCATCAAGGGCTAAGAAATCCCTATCCTTGATCAATTGGTGGGCCTCCTTGCATTTGCTGCATTTGTTGTTGTTGTGCCATTTGCTGCGCCATAGCCACTAACTGTTTACGTTCTTCCAAATCTCTAATTAAATTATCTGGAACACCAAACTTTTTGGCTAAATATGCCGCAGTTTCTTCTGAGTTAATTAGAATGTTAGTTAGCTCAGGCCCAAATCTGCCTTGCACAAGTTCAAGAAATCTAGCTACGGAGGAAATATCTTGATTAGCTTGCGCCTGTGCAAGAGGTGAAATAGAACGAACCTTTACTTCCCTGCCATTCATTGTCGGCAGTTCAATGCGTCCTTGTTTTTTAAGTATGTAAACTACACGCTGTAATACAGGCTGCACTAATTCAGCTTGCAGTCTTCCGAATGCAGATCCAATGCGCCTAGATAAGTCAGCCATACGTTCTGCAATTTCTGTAGCAGATGCTGGTGTTTTATCTGGGTTGCCAAGCATATCATTGTACAAAGCACGTTTAATATTTAACCGCATATCACCAAGCACAAGATTAGCAACATCAAAAGAACCAGCAGCTTGAACAGGCTGCAAACCCATGGAGCCAGCGGCTTTTGGTATAACGGTTCCGGGGACAAGATTAATAGTATCTGGGTTAATAACACCGTCATCATCCATTTGATAAATGCCTGAGATTGCCATCTGTGCATTTTCAAGAATCAACTCAATAGTCAAGTTAGTAGTTTTAATTGCGCTTAAGGCATTCATCAATGGGCCACGCCCATAAATTTCACCAGAAACCTTAGACCATCTAAAACATATAAACGGATTTGAACCAATACCATTATACTGTTCTTGCTTAATAATCTCTTTAGTGTTTGTTTCTATTGCATAAAAGAAGAACGCTTCTTGGTTTATTTTGCTGTAATCTTTGCAAACGACTTCTAATATTTTAGTACGCTCATCTGGATTACTTTTTATTCGTTGCGTTATTTTTTCAGAAAGTTCAACCTTTGGGTACATAACAGGTAAATCTGAGTTACGCACAGAACGCTCACGATACACATGATCAACGCGATCATCAGGCCCAGTATCAAGAACTACATGAGGCAATGGTATTGCAGAAAACATTACAGGATTAACTGCATC